ATACCTAACTTATCAATATAATTTAATTTGTACTGTTGTTGGCATGAACTATACATACCATACTGAGAATAACTTACTCTTGCCATACTTTTATGTTTTATTTACTATGTAAATATACGAAAATTATTTGATATATCCAAGCAAAAAGTGATTTAATTCCAATAACCAACATCTTGTTTAAACCATTTAATATTCCAAAAGTTTATATAATTTAAAATATTAAGTTTTAAGAATCCCCAATATCCAATTTTTAAAAATCTTCTATTATCTTGGCCTATATGTTTATCTAATATTTTAAACTTAGAGGTTTTAACCTTTTTACTTAACCAAAAATCCTCTGAGTTTTGTAAGGTTTCATCAAATCCCCCTAATTCATCAAATTTCTTTTTTGATATTAAGAAGAAACAACCTGTACAAAATGTGATTGGCATTATTTTTCTAATCCAATCTAATATTTTGTAAGTGTATGTTGATTTTCTATCTTCTGGTGTTATTGATTTTTGTTTTACTGATATTATTTCGTGTGTTTCTAAGTACTTTAGTGATTCCATTAGTATATCTTGTTCTATAAGAATAGAATCCGCATCCATAAACAGAATATAAGGAGTTGTTACTATTTTAGCTCCTTGATTTCTACCATAACCAACCTTACCTCCTTTTATAACTTTAATTGATAAGTTTTTGAAATCTTCAGAGGCCTTATTTATAAATTTAAGTGTATCATCAGTAGAATTACCATCAGCTATAATAACTTCTAAACTACCAATAAATCTTTGTCTTGATATTTTCCATAAAGTGTTATAGATATATCTTTCTTCATTGTAAGATGGTATTACTATCGTTATTAACTGAGTAATTTTCATATCTTTAACTTAAGTTTAGTTATTTGTTTTTTATCAATACCATATTTCTCACAAATATATTTTATATTTTCTTTCCCTTCTTTGGTTGAATATAGTATTTCACAATAATCTTCGGCTTCTTTTGTTGAACACATAAATTCATTAATTAGTAAATCAACTAACCAAGATTCATATTTTTCAGATTTCTTTCCTTTTGTATATTTCAAATAATATCTACCCTTTGGTAATATACCAATAAGAGCAAGATATAATTGTTTCGGTTCTAAAACTTGTGTGTATGGTTGTATCTCTGAAAGAACTTCTATCCAATCAGGATTCATAGAAAGAAAACGATGTACCATATAGTTACTCCAAGTTTTCTTATCATCATCCTCAAGTTTATCCCAATACTTTGGGTCTTGAAATTGTGTAACTGCCTTTATATGGTCAAATAATGTTTTACTCTTTATCATTTCCTTTTAATTCTTTTGGTAGTAACTCTTCACAGATTTCTCCACAATCACCACATAGATATAACTCTACTGGTATAATTGCATCATTTGGTGTACCTGTTACTATTTTAGAAATCTTTAAGAATTTAGTACCTTGTATAAATACAGTACCTCCACAATTCTGACATTTCATTTCTTTTGCTTTAGATAAATCTATCTTTGGTTGTTGTGGGTTATTACCACTTCCGATTATTTGTGCCATCTTTTTTTTATTTGTTCCTCGTTTTGTTTTCCTATTTCTTTAATAGATTCCCATTCTTCATCAGATACTTCTTTTCCTTGTATTTTAGCATCTAACATTGCCATCTTTTTTAACTCATGGGAATTAAGAGGTCTTGTTTTAGTTTTAAGATATGCTGATTTTGAATCTAAGTACTCTAAAAACTTATCAAAATCTTCTTTTGCAATCTTATCCAACTCTTCATCAGATATTGGATTATTTGGGTCATATTTCATAGTTTATAATTTACTTTGTAAATATACGAAAATTTTATGAATTATACAAGCCTTTCATTAATTATTTTATATAAAGGTGTTGGAAGAAAATCTTTATCATCCTCCATCTTCTTAAATTCTTTATTCCAAGGATATGGATGTAAGTAATTTTGAAATTCTCTTCTATCATGTAGGATTCTATGTTGTTTCATAAAATCAGGATTTTTAAGTGATTCTAACCACTCTTCTGATAGTTTGTCTAATTTTTTATCAAATATAGATTCTAAACTAATCATATCTTTAAGTCTAGGATAAACAACTTCTCTTGCATATTTTAGACATAACATAGGATTCATGTGGTAATCTTGCATAGGTTCACTTTCTTGCCCTAATGCAATGTGGCCATATTCTTTGTTTTTATTATCTATTGAAAAGAATTCCAAACAAGGTTCTAAAAAATTATCTTTTGATATTTTTTTTATATCATCTAGATGTGTAGAGTTATTTATGAGTTTGATTCCCTCTTTATAAATGTGATTAGGAACAGTTCCTATTCCTGGTTCTCCTAAATTACCATCAAACCAAGGGTCTAGCATATGATTCATAATATAAGGTATATTAAAAGAATCAAAGTGTGTTTTGGTAGTGTATAGGTAATTTCTAAATTCTGTGGAAAATTGTAATAAGTTTAATTCACTCAAGTCATCTAATTCATCATCTTCATTGAATGTACCCAAAGTATTCCAATGTTCATTACCAACTCCCATCCAATCTCTTCTTGGAATGCCAGTCCATTGTATATAAAAAAATGTATCAGATATATCATTATCTTGAATATAGTTAAATAACTGATTAAAGATATAACGATTACCCGCTCCTTCTTTACCTAAATTTTCATATTCATCAAAACAATATCCTAGCCAATCAGGAACAGTTGGAAAATGCCAATTAGTGAAACTACATCCAACTGATATTAATTTACTCATAATAACTTTAGTATATTCTTAACTGTTTTTGGTCCTACTTTTATAGTATGATATGGGTTACCAACCTCATCTAATACTTCTTTACATAGATTATCAATAGCAATTGACTCTTCTAAATCTTGATATCTTTCTTTTTCATTATGAGTACCTTGATTGGTTCTATCTAAAAGAATATCAATACAATCATATTTTTTATGTAAATCAATAATAAAATCATGAAAAGGTTGTCCATAAAATTCAGCAGGATATCCTTTTGTATAATATCTGTGGTAAATTGTAGAGAATAAAATTGGTGAATCAATCACTATATAATCTACCTTACCATAACATTCTGCTATCCCTCTATGTTGATTAGCAAATACATACAACTGGTCTGATATCGCTGGTATGTTTTTATCCCATGCTAATCTTTTTGGGAATTCATAAGGGTTATTACAACTTATGTGTTTCTTTTTTAATTTGTAAGTTATACCTGCAGCAATGGAAGATTTTCCAATACCAGGTCCACCATAGAGATTTATTAACTTACTCATTTTAGGATAAAGATGTTATAAGTGCATATATGTAACCTGTTATCCCTACTAAGTTTAATAGAGTTAGGTTATATTGTTTTGTTACTTGTGTTTGAACTGTTATAAGGATTAGTCCAAGAATCATTCCTATCTTTCCATAAATGGAATCAATCATTGGAGGAGAAGCCATCATTAGGCCTGTTCCGAAATATATTACACCATATTGGTATAATAATGCTTTTAAGTCTTTTTTCTTTTTCATTAGGAAAGGATTTTGTAGTTAGAATAAAAAAGGGGATAATTAAATCCCCCTTTATTATGTTTTTTTAGAATCTGTATTTTAGAGAAGCATTCCAAGTACGTCCGAATCCGAACCATACTGAGTTTCTCGTATCTATACCATTCCAAGTAGTTGAAGTTGAAGTTGCGTGAATGTTAGAATTAGATTCAGCAATATAAACTGTATCTAATAGGTTATTAACATTTGCTCTAAAGGATAATCCTTTACCAATATTAAAAGTAACACCACCATCTAATAAACCATATGAAGGAAGTTTTAATGCTCCATCATTATCTGGTTGAGTAAATGCTGAATCAGTAATAGAGTAATCAGCATATAATCCATCTACGAATCTATATCCTAAATCTACATTAAATTTACCGAGTCTGTAATCAGCTTCTACATAAGAAGTGAATTGTGCTGCATCACCAACTTTAGCATCTTTTGTATAAAGAGTACCTGTACCAATTGATTGTTGATTTTCATCAAACAATTCAGCTGAGAAATCGTTAGTATATTTCCAATCACCGATTGATAACATACCTTTAAGAGTTAACTTAGATGTTGCTCTATAAACTCCTTCGAATTCAATACCATTGTGTACTACATCAATGTTTCTAAATTGTGCTGAACCATCTACACCTTGTTGGTTAGATAAACTTCTTGTAACGAATCTGTTACCCCATGTTGTAGAGTAAAGGTTTACGTTAACATTTAATTTAGAAGATGTGAATCCATATCCTAATTCTACTGAACGAATTTCTTCGTTTTGTAAATCATCATTAACGATGTTTGCGTAGTTAGGGAATACAGTTCCAAACTGAGGTTGTCTTGAAATGAAACCTGCGTTGAAGAATACATTTGATTTTTCATTAAAGTTGTAGTTTGCACCACCTTTAAGATATCCACCACCTACATTAACTTTTTCAGATAATGGTAGTGCTGGTTGGTCAAATAAATCTTCTCTTTGGAATGATTGATTAGATAAACCTGCTTGTAATACTGCAGTTAGTTTCTCATCATCATTGTATTCAATCAAACCATTAACACCTTGCCATCCAACATATCCAATGTTGAAGTAATCAATCTTAGGTCCTCTAATTCCAGTATCTTGGAATGGAGAAGCATCGATTGTAGTATTAATAATTTGTCCTGCTGAGTTCTTGTTACCAGTTGAGTAGTAACCATCAAATCCCATTAGGTTATTCACAGTTCTATAATGGTATCCTTTATAGTTTCTCAAATCGATTCCGATTGAGTACTTAAATTTACCACTATCGATTTCTAAGTTAGAGATTGCTCCAACCCAGTCATGAGAGTTCATAGATGCTCTTCTAATAAGACCAGCTCTATTTACACCATCATCTTTGAATCCATTAGATGCGATAAGTTGTCCATCATATCCACTAATACCACCACTATAAGCATCGGTATTAGAAGTTTGGAATGCAACTACTGCATCGTAATCGATAAATCCATCTGCAGTTCTTGAACCTCTACCATTTTCTAAGTAGTGTTCAGTTAAATCTTTTCTGAAAGGAAGAATATCAGTTTCCGAGTTGTAGTAGTTTCTACCTCTTGGACCTGTTCCTCCACCTCTACCTGCTGAACCATATAAGGAGGTAGCAAGTTTAACATTATCAGAGATTTGGAAATCCCAGTTAAATGTTGCTAATGGTTTGTTGTAGAAGTTTCTTCTCATTGAGAATTCTTCACCTTGGTAAGTACCACCATTTGAGTTCCATCTTCTATCAATACCTTCAGTACCGAAGTTTTGGTAATCTCTAATAGATACCCACACATCTCTTTGATGGTGCCATTGTCCAGCCCCTAAAAAAGAAAAGTTCAAATCGTGCTTTGAACCTTCTGGCGAATAACCAACTGCGAAAAAGTAAGTATATCCCTCACCACTTGTGTTGTAGATATATCCATCACCTTGCCATCTTGATAACAAGAAAGATGAAGCCCATCCTTTTTCGTTTTTACCTGTATTATAGGTAGCAGTAGTTTTGAAGTATCCATCGTTCCCTGCCATTTGAGCAACAGAACCACCTTCTTCTTTTTCAGCAGCTCTTGTAAAGATTGATACAGTTCCACCTACTGATGGTACTGCTAATCTTGAAGCTCCTAATCCTCTCTGAATTTGGATTCCACTTGCAACATCAGTAAGACCTTGCCAGTTAGACCAATAAACCCATCCATTTTCCATATCATTTACTGGTTGCCCATTGATAAGGAAAGATGTGTTTCTTTGGTCGAATCCTCTTAAAGAGATTCTCGAATCACCATATCCACCACCTTGTTTGGTTGCGTAGACTCCTGGTGTCTTGTTCATGATTTCAGGAAATTCTAAGTTCCCTACCTTTAGTGCAATTTCACTTGCCCTAATCGTTGATACTGCTACTGGTGTTTCTCTCACTTTCGCAACATCAATTACACCTGATGTAACAACTACTTCTTGAAGTGTATTCAAGCTTTGTAGAAGTCCAACAGATAATCCATTAGTTGCTGAAACTTCTGTTGTTTCATATCCAAGATACGAAATAACAAGAGTATTTCCTGCAACCGCAGATTCTAAACTAAATTTACCATCAAAATCAGTAACAACTCCATCACTCGTTCCTTGAATGATTACTGTTGCTCCTGGTAATGGTGAATTTGTATCAGAATCTAATACTGTCCCACTAATTTGTGCGAAAGTAATAAATGATGATAACATCATCAATCCAACTAATAATAGTTTTTTCATAATTAAATTTCCATTTTTATTTAAATTAAACATAACATATTCATACTACAAATCCTCCTTAATGAAATTATAGTAAATTTTAATATTTTCGTGTATTGTATTTGTGCTTGTAAAGTTCCCCAGATTAGGGGTGTAAGTGCTATCACAACTTTCGTTGTTTGTAATGTCTTGTAGATTGTTCATGTAAACCATTTTCATCTTTTAATAACTATTGTATATATGTAAAAAAATTAATAAAATTCTTTAACTTTATGTTAACTTTTTATTTATAAGTGTTTAGTTGATTCTCAACCTTTTCTTTGAGTGTATCATTATATATTGAGGGTAAAACCTCTGTTAGTAAATCTTTAATTTTTTCTTTTGATTTTTGCTTTGAAACTCTAAC